AGGAATTCCTGGATTACAGCCTCCTCAGACACAAGGAATTCCTGGATTACAGCCTCCTCAGACACAAGGAATTCCTGGATTACAGCCTCCCCAGACACAAGGAATTCCTGGATTACAGCCTCCCCAGACACAAGGAATTCTTACACAGACACAAGGACAACCGGTTAATATGACATCAACTGTACCTTCACCTCAAGTTCAAGGAAATTCACCATTTCAACAACAAACATCTTTAATTCCTGGATTCTCAAACATGTCAATTTCATCACCATCTCAATCACAACTTCCAACTGGATCACTTAATACTGGTACAGCACAGGTTTATAATCCTAACCCTGTTAGTAATTCATCAATTAAACCAGTTAAATTTGGTGGTAATATGAATTTTACAAAGGCTACCGAAGTAAAGAAGATTGCAATTGCTGAAACACCATCTGGATTAATTCATCTTTATGATGTTAGTAAGTTAGTTATTTTTATGGTTCCAACACCAGCTAATATGACTATTAATATTCCTGGATTATACAGGTCAAAGAATATGCATGATACACCAGATGGTAAGTTTGGTGGTTATGAATTTTATAAGAATAATGCTGAAAATCTTAAAATGATTGATTCTCTATTCCCAGGAAGTGGTTGGAGAGATCAATTATCTGAACCATTGCCCGAATTAGCAGTTGAAAAGGTGCCTGAGTTAATTTGGAGTGGTAACGTTGTTCTAGATAATTGTAATTATCCATTAGAATTATATGAGTATTCGGAAAAATCTTTAGCAATTTTTACTGCTAAAGATTTAAGTGCTTCTCTTAAGGTATGTAATAATTTAAAGTGTCCAAGTTCTTCAAGTGGTAAGCAGAATGGATATAATGGATATAAGAGTAAAGCTGATCATATTAATTTTATTAATTCATTGATCCCTGATATGGATGTTGAATCAATGTATAAAAAGTCTAAGGCTAAGGCTAAGGCTGTTGTAAAGGTGAAGAGAGATCCAATTATGATTTTTGAAAAGAATTTTGTGTATGAAAATGTTAACTATAGTATTTATGTATTTGAATATTCTGAAAAATCAATTGTTGTATTTACTGAACCTCAATTTCAAATTAGTGGATTAACATTTTCTAATGGTCTAACATTTCCAGGTAAAGGTGAACAAACTGGTATGGTAATTTCTAAGTCTTACTCCCCATCAATGACTATTATTAAGAATTATATTAGTTGTCCTAATTTAGAAACTTTATTTGTTATGGAGGAAGAAGAATCATCACGTGGATCACAGGTTATAAATTCTGTTTCTCTTGGTGATACCGAAGTTGCAACAAAATCACGTTCATATGATGACATTCCAATTGAAACGTTAGTTCGTTTACTTAAGAATAAAATGGAAACAATTAACACAGAAAATGTTAAGGTTGAGAAATTACTTGGTTCTGATGTTTTACTTTATGGTACCACTGATTTAGTTAATGATAGACTTGAAATGTATACAGAAAGTAGTACTACACTTGAAATTGTAGCTGGTGATAAAACTATTGTTATAATCAATGATGAATAAATCTCATAATGAAAATAAGAAATTTCTTATTTTATACATAGACATATTTACATGTTGAATCCTATTTCATCTAATAAATTTAATGTTGCTTTATATTTACTGTAAATATCATAAAACATATTTTCGTTGTACATGGATACTTCTTCATCAGTTAACTGTTGTTTCATTTCTTTTCCAAAAATAAACTTTTGTACAACTAGATAATTGTGTTTAATAGCTTCTTTGATACTAGTTATATATTTGTTATTCTTATTATATATTTCTCTTGCAAAATCAATAAGTTTATCAAAATCATCATTGTTATTAATAAACTCATTCTTACAGTATGTGTACATTTTAATTTTGTTATAAAGACGAAAATTTATACCAGCAATTGATATTAAATCTTGAACACTTTGTGTGTAATGATCAATATTATTGTCCGCCTTTTCTTCATCATCATTAATATAAAAAAATCCCTTGTGATGTTTATCAGTTACTTCATTATGTAAAACTGTAAATTCATTTTCTATTACAAGTTTAATATTATCAGAAATATTCTTTTTAACAGTCTCATTATTAGGATTTTCAATAAAAACATTTAATGATGGTATATCTGCTATATGAATGTTTAAAGTTTTTCTAATTTCATCATGATTTGGGCATGATTCAAAACACCCAAATAAATCAAACCCATCAGGTATCTTATCATTAAGTAGTGGTTCTTCAAAAAAATGTTCGTAAAATACATTTAAGTAATCAATAAAATCATCTATAAAATATTTCTTTTCTTTAGCTATTTTATATGGAATATTATATCTAACATGCCACTGTTTAATTATAATATTCATAATATCATCAGTTTCCATATTTTGTTTACCATAAAAAAATGTTCCAAGTATAGAAGATATATGTAATGCAACATTTATTTTTTTATAATTTATACATTCTCTAATAAAAAAACACATAAGTTTATAAATATCTGAGATAACATTACCATCATATGAAGAAATACCAACATTTTCAGACCACCCACTTGAATCAACTTTACCAATATTTACTGTTTCACCTTTATCATTTTTTAAATGACCACTTGACATACCATAATCAATAAATGTTGAAATACCACCTGGTGATTTAACATAACATAATTCATTATTATGAGAGTATGCAATTACAAATTCCTTATCAGAATAATGTCTAATGAGAACATTTTTAGTATGTAAATCACGATGTTGAAAGTTAAATTTTTGCTCAGCAATATTCAACGAAAGTGCAATTTGCATTAAATATTTGTAAAATTTCTTAATAATTTCATCATCAGAAATATCTTCTTCTAAAAGTTTATATATAGGAATAGAATTATCTATATTTTCATAAACAACATATGAAACTGAATCCTTCTCACTTGTACAAAAATCAAGAACTTCCTTTGTGTCATTATCAACAGTAGCACCACTACATGAAAATGCATCGTAAACATATGCAAAATTTGGTAAGAATTTACGTAATTCATTTAATCTTTCACCAATTGCAAATTCATGGATTAATTCTCTTGATCCCGCAGGTTCACGTGGACATTTAATTACAACCATATGACCAATAAATTTAGATGTTGTTTTATTTTCTAGACAATGTTGTTTTTCAATATTACCTCGTAATGCATGATTAAATGCAGATTGTTCACCAAAACGTTCCATATTTTTTAAATATGTATTAATTCTTTGTCTGTCTGATTCAGTATCATCAGTAATGTCAAGAATTGTATTAATCATACATCTAACTTCCTCCATTAAATTATGATCATAAAATTTTGTGGATAGGTTTTTATGAACTTCCTCATAATTTATACCAGAAATATCAGCATGTGAAATACCAAGTAATGAATTTTTACCGTCATAATGACAAATTCTACTATTATTTAAATGTTCAATTTCAAATTTAATTTGTTTATCATATTGTTCTGTATGTTTATCAGTATATTCTGGTAATTTTTTTCCTATTTCAAATAAATCATTAAGTCTATTTGTCAAAGAAATAATTGTATCAATTTTATCCTTTTCGTTTTGCATTATTTTTATTGTCAAAAAATTAAAAAATATCATTTTTAATTTTTATTGTATTTTTTATCAAATTATAAACAAATGAATAATAAATTTTGATATGTATTATATGTATCATATTGTATAAAAATATATAATATGATTATTTTTAAAAATAATAAAAAATATATAACAATAACGGATCATATAAAAATAAAAAATCTAGTAGTCGGAAATAAATTAAAAATTGAATGAAAAATTTAATTTTTAATTTAAAAAATGGGAAAATCTCGTGTTATGAAAAAACAGATAAATATCGGTACTGATCCATCAGTTGCACTTTCAAGATTCTTAAAAAGATTTGAAATGCCTGATACTCCAGAGTTAAAGGGATGGGCTAATGGAATTTCAGAAGACAAGTTAAAACCTGAGGGTTATTATACTGAAAAATATTGGCGTGAAGTAGCAGATGGTAAAACTATAAAGGATCAACCACCTCTACATAAAGATCTTGAGTTTTTCAAGAATTACTGTTGTTCTAAAATGAACATCGTTGAGAACGATCAAAGAGCTTATTATTTAAGTGTAATTAAGCCAACTGATGATATTTCAAAGAAGAAAATTACAATTGATTGTGGAACATTTATTGTAAGTGATAGATTTATTTTAATTGGTGGTTCACGTGAGTTTATGAGTATGGAACCTGTTGATTTATCTAAGATGAAGATGTTATCTAATCTTGCACCTAAGCAGAAGATGATGGATGCAATTAATGTTCCAGTAAAACAAAATGAAATTATTCATCTTGAAATGTTAGGTGCAGTCTCAATGAAACTTGCATTTAATAATCAAAAGCATTATCGTGTTCCTGAGAAGAAGGGATTTCGAGCTGGTGGAACTATGCCTAAAAGTCCTGCTAATAGATATATCATTGTTCTTGATATTATTGCACCTTCAGAAAAGGTGAAGAATTCTCTTAGAGAACAAATTGGTGTTGTCGACGAAATTTCAGATGATAAATCAAATCCTGAACTTGCTAGAATGGCTACAGAAGCTAAAAATGTAATTAATAATATTGATGGATCAAGAGATGCAGATATTCTTGATGAATTAGAAAATAAAGATATCATCAATGAATCATTTGATGCGGATAAACATATTGATATTAATTGTAAAACTGGAAATCCAGATGATGAAAATGATGATCCATATTTTGTAAAGGATTGTGATGGTGAAAAATGTGAAGATAATAAGAAAAGTGTTTAAAATGAAATTTTTATTGTATAATTATACAATAAATGAATCGTACCATAAAATACAATATTCCTGTAATGAATGACATATTAATGTATAAAATCAATACATTCAAAGATATGTCAAGTAAAAATATATTTCACAGTATATCATCCATCGAAAAACCATTTGATCATTTAAGTAAAAGGTACACGGGTAATAGAACTGAGAAAACTAATTTACTTCATGATTTAAATAAAATAAAAGAAATGTCAGTTAAGATGAATAAAAATTACAATAAGAGATTAAATGAAATAAAACACATAATAAATAAAAAAGTCACAAAAAAAGTCACAAAAAAATATATGATAAAAAACATTTATATGTATCACCGATTAGTAGAATATATAAATGAAAATAATATTAATGTCAATTATTCATATTTAATTAGTAATCAGAAAAATCAACCAAATGTTAAACGTTTATTTAGTATTGAAGATTCAAGAAGTTTAAATTATTGTCAAGAAATTTGGAATATGGATTATTATCATGATAATGTACCATCAGAATATATAAAAATTGAATATTTAATATGATAATTTTAAATAAATGTCCAAATCATATTTGTACTACAAAATAAGTAATGATTCTGGTGAAGTATTAAATCACAATGAGAAATATTTAGATATGTTATCTATGAAAATGAACAAAAATTATATTAAAAGATATGATAATATAATTACTATGATTTTATCAAATAGTAAACGTGGATATAAAGTTAAAAAGAAGTATAACATTAAATGTAAATATATGTATGAACAAATAGCTAAATATATTGATGAAAATAATATCAATGTAAACTATACATATTTCTTTTCAGATTCTGAAGTAACTAAAAAATTAGATAGTATAGATGGTATATGTCCATGTTGTTCTCATGGAATGAGATATTATCATGAATATAAAAGACTAGAGTATATAGAAATTGAATATTTTTATGAACAAAATAATTAAAATTTTAATGTAAAAGAACTATACATCTAGATTCAACGAAATTATCGATATAATACTTCGAACTATAAAAAAAGAAACCTACAAAAATTAAAAAATACACTATTATATGTGAATATATGTATCATGATATAGTTAAGTATTTAATTAAATACAAAATTAATGTTAAGTATTCGTATATTATATTAGAAAAAATTTCTACATAATATTACACAGTCATATATATCTAGATGTTTACCAGAATATGAAACCCATACAAATATATATGATAAATTAGTCCCAAAAGAATATATAGAAATAGAATTTTTATAAAATAAAAATAACAGTTATTATTTTTAATTGTTTTAATGATTGATGTGAAGAATTAAATAGTAGTATTGTAATGATGTTGTAATTGTTTATTTATGCCACTTGATGAATATAATAAACTATAAAGTTCTATTTAAATGTCTCTTACAAAATATATCTTTATTTATATGATTTTTATTAACTTCAAAAGATGAGTAACCACCAAAATTACATGAATATGGATTTTCAACACGTTGTGAATATATACATTTATTACAACCTTTACCCTTTGTATTAATATATGAACATTTATATTGAAACATACCATTAGATAAATTTCAAACGATACTAGCTTCATCAAAATTAATCTCAGACATTTTTATATTAAGTAATTACTTAATATTTTCACTTAAATTTATCACGTACAGCATAGAATCTCTTCCAATTTATATAATTAAATTTAATATCATTTGAGTATTTAATTATACTATTCTTATCATTTATTGTTAAATTAAAAATATTTGGTTGTACTCTATGTGTAAGTAAATGGATAACAATAAGTATTGTTTTTAAAATTTCGATATTAAATGTATCATCATCTATATATGATTCATACATAGAATATGCTAACATTTTTATTTCTTTATCTGATTCTAAAATATTCAATGTATTAGTTATTTTATTGAATAGATTTTTATTTCTAAAGTTTATAGATCTATAAATTCTATGTGAAACAATTGAACATGTATCTAATGAATCATATGTACATATATTTAAATTATTTTCAATATTTTCAAATGTTGATAACAATTCAAATATTGTTGGTCTCATTTTTGAATCACCATTTAACATTTTTAAAATTAAAGAATTAATCTCTTTATTTTCTGGCTTATTCCAAGATTTTGAAAATTTTATTGAGCTATTTTTATTACCATTCAACCAAGAATCCATTTGTATTAAATATTCTTGTTTTGTATTTTTTATTTCAAATAAAGGAAATCCATATATCATTTCATATATTGTACACCCTAAAGCCCATATATCAGCAGATAAACCCCATTCATGTTCATTCCAAACTTCTGGTGGGCGGTGTGAAGGTGTATATAATGGACTTGAATATTTTTGTTTACCATTTCCTAAAATAAGTGATGACATACCAAAATCTGATAATTTAGCCTCATCATCATAAATGATAATATTAGATGCTTTTATATCACCATGTAAAATTCTGTGTATATGTAAATGTGATAACCCTTTCATTATTGATATTATCCATTTTCTAGTAAGGTTATCATTTTTACGTTTAACTGTATGAAAATCACCTAAAGCCTCTTTAAAAAATAAAACAATGATACCAGATTGTATAGAAACATATTCAGCAGTGTTAAGATATTTATTTTTAAATATTTGATTTATAAACGCTTCACATAAAACTGGGTCTATGCGTATCATAGATGATGATTTATCTAAGAATGGTAAATATTTAATAATATAATTACCATTTTTATTTTCTTCATTTTCATCATCATATGTAAATAATACTTTACCTTTATACAATTTTGTTTTATTTAGTTTTTTCTGATATAGAATTTGTGGTTCCTCACTACTCATATTATTGTCGGTTTTATTAAAATTTTGTTATATTTTTTCAAGAAATTTTATTTCTTAATTTTTATGATTTTTATGGTTTAAATTTTGATAATGTACACTATATAGTAACTATATTAAATTTGTATAAAAATAGTAGTTTTTATACAAATTTTTATTGTATTCGTATACCAGAGTATTTTTGATTTTGAGTTTCCTTGATTTTTGATGTTTTTTATACTTTAATTTTGGTAAAAATCACACTTTTTAAAATAAAATCATGTCTATATCCTCGAGAGTCAAATGAAAAAAGTGCTTAAAAATACGTCTCTGAATTATAGATCAGATCACTTTTTTGAATTCTGTTTTTTATTGTCATTCGTGTCTTTTTAGCATAAAAAATATTTTTTATATAGTACTCTTAAATTTTTAATTATAAATATTAATTAATGGTATAAATTAATTACAATCAATTCACTAGACATGTTTTGATTCTTTGAAATAATAGAAAAAATCAAAAAATCAATCGAAAAAATGGTGAAAATGTCATATTTTCAAAATTTATCATGTCTGTATCTTCGAGGGTAAAGTAAAAAAAGAGCGTAAAAATACGTCTCTGAATAACTATTTAAGACCATTTTTTTTGAATCAATAAAACAGAGAAATTGAAGAAAAATCAAGAAATTTCTTAAATAAATGTCTTGGTTCAATAACAATGAATATGAATATTTACAGGGTAGTAGTACAATGAAAGAAAAAATATTTGCATTTGACTTAGACGGTACTTTAATTGTATATAAAAATTCTACAAACCCCAAAACTTCAACTAATGACCCAGATAATTGGTCGTTTATAGGTGATATCAAATCTAAAATAAAAGAACTCAATGATAGTTATACAATAATTATAGTAACAAATCAATTAAAGTTATCTGATGGTAAACGAAAGTTAATAGAAAATGTTTATATGGAATTAGATTGTATCCCTCATATTTTAATGTCAAGAAAGAAAAATAATTATAGAAAACCTAACAATGGGTTTCTAAGTGTCATTCAATATCTTGTAAATAAATATAATCTAACTTTAGATAATAAGAATAGTTATTACTGTGGTGATGCTTGTGGTCCAAATGATCCATTTCCTCCATATCGGTGGTCAGATGTTGACTATTTATTTTCTGTGAATATTGGATTTAACTTTGTTAGACCATGTGATATATTCATTCCATTTACATGGCCTAATTTTATAGAAGATGGTAAGTGTAAATATAATGTAATTCTATTAATGGGGTCACCAGGTTCTGGTAAAACCACTATCTCTAAATTATTAGAATCAAATTTTGGTTATGTTAGATTTTCTCAAGATGAATATGATAAGAAATTAACTAAACACACTGAACTAATTTGTAATACTTTACAACAAGGTAAAAATATTGTATTAGATGCAACATTTGGTAAACCTGAAAATAGAAATATGTGGTTTGATATGTTTGATAAATTTTTACCATCTGATAGAAAGTATGCAATTATATGGAGTATAAGAGATGGTAGACATTTTAATGAACTTAGAGAAGAACCCATTTCACATTTTGCATATTCTGGTAAGTATGGATATACTAAGAATTTTGTTTCACCAGAAGAAACTAATTTATATGGATATGATGTAATTAAATTTTATTAAACTAAAGATTTATAACAACTAATTTTAGAATGAATATTATCATTGAGTACTTCTAATTTTTCAAATAAAATTATATAATGTGCACTTATAAAAGCATGTTTAATAAATTTCCGTTCTATATTATTAGAACTTGTATTTTCATTTAAAATTTCATTGATTGATGAAATATTAATGTTAGATTTTAATGTATAAGTTTCTGGAAATTTACCAATTGTAAAGTATTTTTTAATATATTCATGAAACTTTTCATACTTTAAATTATTTTCATGGTATATAACATTATATATTTTATAATATTTAGTTATTTTCATGAATATCTCTGTAATAATTGTCATAATTTTAAAGAATATTATTTTAGTGCTACCAACTTCCATAATTGCATCATGTAATTTATTTTTAAGATTATGATCATCAAAATTATATTCATCAAAGAACCCACTATCAAAATCTATAATATCAATAAGATCATAAGAATATTTTTCTATTTTGTATTTTGATATGTATTTATTTGTAAACATTTTTAAATTTATTTGTGGTATCAATGAGAATATTAAATTTTTATCTGTTATTATTTCTTTATTATCATCTATATATTTAAATATATCAAAGAATATTATAATTCGTTTTATATGTTTATCTATATTATTTTTTAAAATTGTAACATTTTCTACACTTTTAATTTTTTCACACATGTGATTAAATTGATCATATACATCTAATGTATCATCATTTTCATATAAAATTTCCATTGAAATTAGATTTTTAACACTATCCAATAAAATATAAAATTCATCATAATATGGGTAAAATTCATCATATTTTAATTTTAATATACAGCAATCTTTTATTTTTTGAAATATATCATTATAATCACCATATGTAACCGTATCTAAAAGTCTATTAATTTCATTCAATTTTGTTTGTAAAATTATACTCATATTCCTTTCTAGAATTACAAAAAATTAAATAAAATGATTTTTTAATGTAAATTTATGATTAAAATGTTTGACAATAAATTAATCGAAATAAGTTTAATTTTGTTTATCCAGTTGGTAATTTCATGGTTGATAATTTATTTAATCAGTTAAATTCGAAAATTTAATAAAAAATGAAAATATCTCAATTAAAATTATTTGATAAAATGGAAAGAATTGAAACTACAAATATCAAAAAACTTTTAAACCTAACCGAGAATTTATTGTCAAATAAAGATTTATTTACAACAACATCAGATAATTTTCAAACAAATTTTTATGAATTGCTAGACAAAAATTTAATTATAAATGATGATGAACTACTTGGTTCCGATGTTGAAACAAATAGACATGTCATCAAAACATTTATTGATGACATTAAGCGTATTTTAAATTTAAATGATGAGATATACGATAAACTTAGTGATTCTGTAAAAATTGATGAGACAACAACAAAGTATTCATTTAAGTATAAATCATTTATATTCATTGAAATTTTAAAGAAACATTTTTATCAAATAGATACTATATGTGAATATTTTGAAGATGTTGTTGATGAAGTTAAAGATGTTGTTGTTGATGAAGTTAAAGATGTTGTTGTTGATGAAGTTAAAGATGTTGTTGTTGATGAAGTTAAAGATGTTGTTGTTGATGAAGTTAAAGATGTTGT